AAAAATGGCAAGATTATATACAGTTGCCAATAGATATAAAAAGCGATTGAGAGCATTAGAAGATAAAGCAATGAAGCAAATGCAAAGAGCTTACACTGCTTCTTTTCAATCTGTGCTAAATGATTTAAATCGTTTAGAAATACAAATAAATAAAATGATAGCAGATGGTAGGCCTGATGTAGAGATATATCAGGAAATGCAAAGTTTTTATGAGAAGAAACTAAATGCTATCGAAAATAAAATAGAAGCATTTAATAAAGATGCTATTGAAATAACAAAAGATTTACAAAGAGAGAGTGTAAAGGTTGGCACAGATTATAGTAAAGATAACTTACAAGCATCATTAGGAAAACCACCAGCAGGATTTACATATGAAGTAAATGTTATTGATGCTGGAGCTATGGAACAGTTTGTAGGTTTCTCTTCTAATGGCAGCCCTCTTAATGATTTATTTCAAAAGATTGTTGTTGATTATGGTACAGATATAACAAATACTCTTTCTAATGGTATTTTACAAGGTCAAAATCCCTTAAAAATAGCAAGAGAAATAAGAAAAAATACAGCTATGCCACTATATAGAGCAAATACAATCGCAAGAACAGAAAGTCATAGAGCATCAAGGGCAGCAACAGTAGAAAACTATGGTAAAAATCAAGAACTTATTAATGGTTATGTAAGATTAGCAACAGGAGATAGTAGAACCTGCCCTGCTTGTTTTGCCCTACACGGAACTGTTTATACTCTTAATCAAATATTACCAACACATCCAAACTGTAGATGTATTATTGTTCCTAAAACTAAAACCTGGGCTGAAATAACTGGCGATGCTACGATTGAAGATGTATCCGATAAAATCCCAACAGCAAATGATTTATTTAATAAGTTATCTGAAAAACAAAAAAAGCGAGTATTAGGTCCAGAAAGATATAATCTATATAAAGATGGTATGCCTTTGAGAAGTTTTGTAGATATAAAACAAGATGCTGATTGGGGACCAACAACCTATATAAAACCATTGAGAGACATAAGGTAAAAATATAATATGGAAGAAACATTGTATTTATTTGGTTCAGAAATCAAAGCAGTAGATGGCAAAGTCAAAGGTTATGCTATTAGATTTGGTTCTCCTACTGATACTGATTTAGAAAGCGATTATTTTACTGCTAACACTGATTTTGGTAGACCACTAAAAAAGGGCGAGCAGTTTAAAATGAACCTTTACTACCACCACGGACAAGATAAAAATATTAAATCTTATATTATTGGAAGTGGTATTGGTACTCTTGATGATAAAGGTATTTGGTTTGAAGCACAGTTAGATATGGCCAATGGTTATGCTTCTTATATTGATGAGTTAGCAAAAGCAGGTAAGTTAGGTTATTCTTCTGGTAGTGCTTCCCATTTAGTTATGAGACAAAAGCAAGGTAAGAGTTTTGAAATAAAGAGTTGGCCTATTGCTGAAATCTCTTTAACTCCTACACCAGCTGAAAGTAGAAATATGGTTGCTAAATGTTTATCAGAGTTTGTTAAAGAATATTACAATGAAATGGGCGAATATATTCCTAAAAGACCAGAAGAAAAAGAATATGATGAAGAAGTAGAAGATATGGTTGAAGGTCTTGTAGAGTTAGATGTTGCCCCAGAAGGTGTAGCAGATAGTATTTTTGATGGCTATGAGAAAGATTTAGTATCTGACGCTGTACATTATTTATTTGAAAAGATGTGTAGTGGTTTATATGCTGTTTTAGAAGAAGGTAAAGATATTAGTTATGTTTATGCTCTTCTTGATGGTTTTAATAGTAGAGCCAAAGTTGCTGTTGAAAAGTTATATGACAGTGTAGACGCAGAAATGGCAATGTTGAAAATGCTTTCTGGTAATAAGCCTGAAAGTATTAGAGATTTAGAAAGACGCTTACGAGATGTAGGCTATTCTAATAACCAGTCAAAATCTTTGGCTGGAGTTGTATGGTCTCATTTGCGAGATGTAGATGAAACGCCAGCAAAAGAAACTGAAACAGTTGAAAACGTAAAAACTGTTGATAGTGTAAAGCAAGCATTACTCAAAAGAGCAATGTTAGATTTATTATAGAGGATATTATATTATGACAATCGAAGAACTCGAAGTCCTCAAAAAAGAAAATGCTGCAAAGGCCAAAGAAATCCTCCAAGCAGAAGATAGTGTCGTTGAGGACGCACAAAAGTTGTTAGACGAAAACACAAAAATCAATGAGAAGATTGATGCTCTTAAGAGTGTAGAAGAACAACTTCTCCCAGTTAAGAATATTGAAATCAAGGAAACAAAAATGAGCGATATTATTTTGCCAGGAAAGGTAAACTACAAAGCATTACCTTTTACCGGTTCAGATTATGAGAAGGGTGTAAAAGCACTTCAATGGGGCCATTTTGCCCTTGCTATGGTTGGTAATAAGAAGTCCCAAGAGTGGATGAAGTCAAATACTTCTTTCAAGGCTGCTAACGAAACTACCAACTCTGCTGGTGGATTTTTAGTACCAGATGAACTTATTGACAGTATTATTTGGTTGAGAGACCAATATGGTGTTGTAAGACGCAACTCTGATGTCCGTGTAATGAATAGCGATGTTTTACAAGTTCCAAAAAACTCTGCTTCTCCAACTGCATATTGGATGGCAGAAAATACTAACATTACTGAAAGCTCCCCAACTTTTGAAAGAGTACAAGTTCTCGCAAAGAAACTTGCTATTTTCTCCCAAGTTTCAACAGAGCTCGATGAGGATAGCGTTATTCAGCTTGGGACCCATTTAGCACAAGATTATGCTTGGAAGATTGAAAGCGAAATCGATAGAGTTACAATGATTGGTTCTTCTGCTACTGCTACTGATGGTAATATCAATGGTTTTATTACCGAAGTTAACGGTGTTGCTTCTAACCTTGGTATTGTTGCTGGTGCGAGTGGTTCTGCTGCTAACTACAATGCTATTACTCTTGCTAACTTCCGCACAATGGTTGGTAAACTTCCATTGTATGCTGATAGAGCAGGCGAAGCAAAGTGGTATATGTCCAAGCAGTTCTTTAATGATGTAGTTGCTAATAGACTTGACGGGCTTTCAGGCAATGCCGCATTAGACATTATGAACTTCCAAAATGGAACCCCAACTTTGTATGGTTATCCTATTGAGTTCAGCCAACATCTTGCTTCTGTAGCTGCTGGTACTGCTAACACTCCTCTTTGTGCGTTTGGTAACCTCAAAACTGGATGTGTTTATGGAGACCGCAGAGACCTTTCTATTAAGGTTTCTGACCAGTTCTACTTCCAGGCTGATGCTCTCGCATTTAGAGCTACTACTCGTATGGGCTTTACCTGCCACGACCCAGGTACTTCTTCAGCTGCTGGTTCAGTTATTATTCTCCGCAGAACCACATAATCTTACTGGTTCTTATTCAACTGGGGCTTCCTTATGGAGGCCCCTTTTATTTTGTTAGACGATAAAATACTTCAGCGAGGATAAATATGCTAACAAGAACACAAGCAATACAACAACTTTCAAGTATGGTACAAAGTACAGAATACCCAGAACTTAACTCTGATGAACTTGGAACACTTATTGATACATATAAAAGGTCTAATGATTGGGCCGCATCTACTCTTTATGTTTATGGAGATGTAGTACAACCAGTAGTTAAAAATGGTAGATTATATGAATGTGTTCAAGCAGGTACAAGTGGAGCAACAAATGTATTTCCAGATTATTACACTTATGGTGCTACTGGTATTGGATTTGTTGATAATACTGTTATGTGGGTAGATGCTGGAACCGCTAATGTTGAAATATATGATGTAAGACAAGCAGCAAGAGCAGGATGGATTTTAAAAGCAGCAAAAGTAGCCAATCTTATATCCTCAAAAGATGGTAGCCAAGACATAAACCTTGAAGCATTACAAAAGCAGTTTTTAGTTATGTCTGAAAAATATAGACCAGTGGTAATCTACTAAAATGATAAATCAAAACCTATTAAATAAAATAAGAAATGTATCAGCAGCTTATCATTTACCTGATGTAGTTATTGTTTATAGAGCATTAACAGAAGTAGATGTCGCTGGTGGTATTACAACAGATGAAAGAGTTATCTATACTACAAATGCTCGTATTATGGCTAAAAACTTTCAAGAAGAACAATCTGGTGGAGGTTTAGCATCTTCATCTAAATGGCAAGTTATATTACCGTCAGATGTTGAAATAAGACCAGATGATAAGATTAAAATAAAAGATGATGCGCTTGTTGAAAGATATTATTTAGTTATTGCCTCTGATTATGGGCAAACAGAAGGCTTATTTACAACAGCAGACCTTATAGAACGCTGGAGTTAAACTAATGAATATAGACCCTAATGTAATAAATGGAGTAATAGGAAATGCTATATTGGTCATTAGCACAATCGTCATACCAGGATTTTTATTCTTCTCCAATATTTCCAAAAAGATAGACAATGTTAGTTCCGATGTCAAAAATGTTAAAGATGATGTTGAAAAGATGAGCAGACAAATAGAAAAAATAGAAGGAAAGATTGAAAATAACGAACAAGCTGTAAATAAACTACATACAACAGTAGGAGTATTACAAGCAAAAGTAGAAATGTTGGAGAAACAAAATGAAAAACATATCCATTAGTAAGTTATTTATGGTAGTAATAATCGCTTTTTTTCTTGCTTTTATTACTGATTTTACTAATACGTTTAGTCATACAAATCTACCAACTAATGCTACGTTTGATGATTTTATTTTGCTTGTTGAGATTTCTTTTGTATCAAGTTTAAAAGGCGGTATTAGTGCTATTTTGGCCTCTATTTTAGGTTATTTTACTAACAACCAAAAGGAAATAAAAGAATAATGGAAGAAGTTACATTAGAAGAGATTGTAGTTCAAAATGATTGCGTAAATGTAATGTTTGATGATTTAGGTATACAGTTTGGAGACGAACAAAGTTATCATAGTTATGTACACGGTTTATCTTATAATAGTTGCTTAAAAAATATGTTGATGAAACTTATTGAAACATTAGGAGAAGATGCTGTTATTGGTAAAAAACTTGTATTTAATCCAAATACTCTTGATGGTGTTATTGTAAGGTTAGTATAATGGCAATAGTTACAGTAGAAGGTGTTCAAACTTTTGGTATGACTGGTAATGCTGTAGGTTCTTCCATTGTTGCTATAACACAAGACAATGTTGGATATGCTACGGGATTTCAGTTTTTTGAGAATGCTGCTATTACAAGATTTGCTGTTTATATTGGAGCAGTTACTACAAATCCTTCAAACTGTCAAATAGGATTTCAAACTATTAGTACTACTACTGGTTTGCCATCAGGAACATTTCTTACGTCAGTAGCAGCAAACTCTTATACTGCTAACTCTTGGAATGTTTTTACTCTTGCTACTCCTTATAATGTTACTGCTGGAGATAAGTTTTATGCTGTTTGGTTCAACAATGCTGGCTCTACGATTAATATTGGATTAAATGCTCAAGAAGGTGGTGCTCGTATGAAGACATTAAATCCAACTTATTCTGCTTCTAAAACAACTACTGCTGGAGCGTGGGGTAAATCATTAGTAGCATTTCCAATGTATGTAGGAACAGCAACAAGATGGTTTGGAGAAAGTCATCCATTTACTACTGGCATAAACTTTACACCTAACTTTACTGATGAGTTTGGTTTTTCTTTTACATTACCAAATAATACGCCAGAAGTAAGATTAAGACAAATAGAAGCATCATTAGGTATTTCAAACTTAAATACAATAGACATTACTTTTAAGATTTATAATAGTGCTGGTACATTATTACAAACTATTGATACTTATGATGGTGCTCGTACAAGTCTTCAAAACAACACTATTATTAGCAACACTTTACATACAAACGCAACAGATTTATGGCTTACTGGTGGTCAAAAATATTACATAATGATGGCTCTTTCAGGTACAGGTACTTTTTCTGTTCAACAAAGAGTATTAGGATTAGACCAAAATAACTCATCTACAGGAATAGTTAGTAAATACACCTCAAAAGTTGGTACTACATTTACAGAGAGTACTGATAGTTATATTCCTATGAGGCTTATTTGCGATGCTTATAGATATGATAATAGTTCTGGAGGAGGTGGAGGCGGTTTTGTAAATGCCTCTTCTATGTTTACTGGAGGATTTTCAGGTTAATGCCATACATAACTTCTGATACATTTAAAGGTTTTTTACATCCAGATGGTTCAGCAGGTACATCTGCTAATGCTTTTACTACATTTACTTTAAACAATGATGATATGGGCATCGCTTACACAGTTACTATGCCAGAGGCTGCTACTATTACAAGAGTTATGCTTTATTGTACTGCTGCTTCTGCTTTGACGGATCCAGCAACAGTAAGACTTGAAGGCATTGACTTAACTACTGGTCAACCTAATAATACATCTCTTTCAGGTGCTGCTGTAAACATTCCAAATACTGCTGGATTTCTTGAAATAACTCTTACTACTCCTTATTCAGCAGCAGCAGGAGAAGATTTTTACATTGTTATTAGATTAGCAAACCAAAACTCTGGTTCTCAAATCTTTGGTCTAACTCGAAGGTATGCTATCCAACAGGCTACTCCTCTTGTACTTACAAGAGCAACAGGAGCAGGTACATTTACAAAAAATGCTAATAATGGTTTTCCACAAGCAATAGTTGGAAGTGCTACAAAATGGTTTGGTTATGCTATTCCATTACAACCACACGCTTCAGGAGCAGTTCAGGCTAATCCTGTTTATGTTGGTTTTTATTTTCAAACACCAGCAAACTCTCCAGAGTTTTTATTAAAATCAGTTTTTTGTGGTGTTCAAATGACAGCAAATGAACTTACTGATTTTGTTATTTTTAATAGTGCTGGAACAACACTTTATAGTAGTGTATATGATAATGACCAGTTTGTAGATAGTTCTTCTGGACTTATGAACGAGTTTATTGTTGCTAATGGACTTTGGATACAACCAAACACAAGATATTATGTAATGTTTAGGTCTACCACTGCTTCTGCTAATAAAAACATTTTTAGACTTATTATTCCAAGCGCCACAATGTTAGCAGATTTTACTGGTGGTATACAGTGGGGCGTATCCAGATACGCTTCTGGAACATTTATTGATGATGCCGCTGCTATACCTTCAGCAGCATTAGAGATTTGTGGTATTAGGTATTTTCAAACAGCAGGTACTTCTACTTATTCTTTACCAGCAGGATTTAATCAGTTAGACTTTTAGACGATAAAATAGAACAGCAAACTTTGAGGACCATAAATGTATCAAATCAAACAATCTGAAGCAACAGCAGCCAGAAGGAGAATACCAGTATTATTAGTTGATATTACTGATGGTTTTGTCCCTGAAACTGGTGTTGTAACTCCTACTATCAATGTATCTAAAAATGGTGCTGCTGTGGCCACTGGTGCTGGAACTTGGACTGAAATAGGTAATGGTCAATATTATTATGAGTTTACTGCTGGCGAGGTTGATACATTAGGATGGATTGCTGTAAATATTGAAAAAGCAACTGTTAGTAGAGATTTTAATGCCGTTGTTCAAGTTATGGCATATGATTATGCAGTTGCTACAAACCTTGGTTTATCAGCCTTACCTGCTGTTGCTTCTGGTAGTGCTGGTGCTATTCCAACTACAGGTACTGGCGCAAACCAAATACAGGTCAATGGTAGTGGAGCAATATCAACAGTTGTATCAGTATCAGGCTCGGTAGGCTCTGTTGCTGGAAACGTAAGTGGTTCAGTTGCTTCTGTTATAGGAAATGTTGGTGGTTCAGTTGGTTCTGTTGTTGGTGCTGTTGGTTCAGTAACTGGCAACATTGGAGGAAATCTTACTGGAAGTGTTGGTTCTCTAACTGCTACTGCTGTTCAAAATATTTGGGATGACCTAACAGTTAATAATACTGTTGTTGGTAGTGTTGGAAAGCTTATTGTAGATAACTTAAATGCTCCTGTAGGTAATAATACTCCTACAAATGTGTGGTCTTTTGCTACAAGATTACTTACTGCTGGTACTAATATTGTCCTCGCTAAAGGAACTGGTATTACTGGTTTCAACGATATTTCTGCTCAAAACGTATGGGATGTAGCCACTTCTGGTCTTACTACTGTTGGTTCTATTGGTCTTAAGTTAAATACAAATGTTGATACAACTATTTCAAGTAGAATGGCTACATTTACATACACTACTCCTCCAACTGCTGCTGCTGTTGCTACACAAGTTTGGTCGGAGGTTCTTCCAGGTTCATACACAGCAACTATGGCAGGCTTCAAGTTAAATGCTGCTGGAAGTGCTGCTGACCCTTGGAGTACATTATTGCCTTCAACCTATCCAGCGGGAACGGCTGGGAACATTATTGGTAATAGACTTGATACTAATGTAGGTTCAAGAATGGCAACATTTACATTACCAACTAACTTCTCATTACTTTCTATTTCAGGTACTGGTGGAGTTACTGCTGGTACTGTATCAGATAAAACAGGATATTCATTATCAACATCTCAAACATTCAACACAACAGGAAGTGTTGGTTCAGTAGTTGGCAGCGTTGCCTCCGTAAGTGGTTCTATCGGAGGGAACGTAAATGGAACAGTTGCTTCAGTTGTTGGAAATGTGGGAGGAAATGTTGTCGGAAGTGTTGGCTCCGTTATTGGGTCAGTGGGAAGCGTAAGTAATGTATCTAATATTTGGGATTATCTTACTGCTAATATTCTTACAACTAATAGTATTGGTTTATTACTTAAAACCAACGTAGATGCTCAAATAAGTACAAGATTACCAACATCTTCTTATAGTGCTGCTCCAACTGTTACTCAAATATGGCAAGCAGCATTACCAGGCTCATTTACATTAGGTCAAGCAGGATTTATTCTTGGAACAAATCTTGATGCTATAGTTTCAAGTAGATTAGCAAGTTCTTCATATACTGCTCCTCCTACAACTACAGCTATTATGCAAGCATTATGGAACCAAGTAAGAGCAACATCATCTCCTACTGGTGGTATTC